GGAAGAGAAATACCAAGAGCGGTCAAAGAATATTAGTGATTCTGCAAAATCATATAGAGTTATGCATGGCGAAGAGAAATACCAAGAACTTTTGTTGAAGAAATCTATGAGTAAAGATGGGTTTATTCGTAGGTATGGTAAAGATAAGGGGATTGAAAAATTTAACGATTTTTGTAGAAGAAACGCTTACACTAATACCATAGAATACTATATAGAAACTCATGGTGAAGAATTAGGGAAAAAGAAGCATTTAGAATGGAGAAGTGATTGTGGTATTCCCACAAGAGCTGAATACTTTATGGATGATGATACTGATTATGAGGAAGCTTGTTTAAAATTAGGTGAGAGACAAGCCACTTTTAGCTTAAAAAAATGCATAGAAACTCATGGTGACGTTAAAGGTATAGAGGTATTTGAAGATAGACAACAGAGATGGCAACAGACATTAGATGACAAACCACAAGAAGAAAAAGATAGAATAAACATGACAAAACGCCCCACATTATGATAGGGTTTATTACAAATGTACTAGAAGATACACAAGTCGAATGTCTGTTGTATTATGTAAAGTTTTATAACGATGATATGGTGTTTTGGAAAATAGGAGTAACAACAAGGTCTATACACAAACGGTTCGGTAGTGATGAGTATATAAAATATAATTATAACTTATCAAAAAACAATTTGTATTACACTAAGATGGATGCATATAATTGTTTCAAAATGGAACAAGAGATATTAAGGGCACATAAAGAAAATAGGGTTATTATAGACATTCCAAATTTCAAAAGCACAGAGTGTTTTAGCACGGACATATTTAAAGAACAAAAGGATTTTGATGAGTTCACAAATAGAGTATTATAATAAGGCGGAGGATTACGCACTAGCCGGTACAATGGTTGATATAATAAAAGAGAGGGGATTAGATTCATCATTAATCGATATGGTAGTAGATACACTTAGTACACGTATAGAGAAGAATACTATTTCTATAGAAGATTTGTTTGGTTTCTATGGTATAGAGAACAAGGACAAACTACAGATGTTCCCTATGGTTGACACATTAATGGTGGAGACCCCATATAACGGTTTACAGAAGATAACACATTTAATACAAAAACCAAAAAGCGACGTATATGAAGTGGTCACATCAAGTGGTAGAAAAGTACACGTTGCCGATAGACACATATTTGAAACACATGACAACCAAGGTGTTTTTTGTAATGAGTTAAAAGTTGGTGATTATATTAACACAAAAAGTGGTATGGAACAAGTAACAAAGTGTGAATATTACACAAACGATTATGTTTATGATATTAGCATTGCAGCCCCACATTGGTTTTATGATAGTGAAGGTTTTGTTCATCACAATTCAATTGCGTTAACACATACTGCATCCGTAGGAATTTCTAACAAAAAGAATGTGTTGTTTATCACATTGGAGATGCCAGAAGAAGATATTGAAAAGCGAATTGATGCTAATTTATTGGGGTTGACAACAGAAGAGTTAGAGACCATTGACATAGAGGACATTAGAACAAAGTTCGACAATATAAAAGGGGATTTGGGTGAGCTAAGAGTTAAAGAATATGGCTCTGGTGAATTCAACACAATAAAGATGAAAACGATACTTAATGACTTATATAATGAGGATAAATTTAGACCTGATATGATTGTCATAGATTATATCACTTTAATGTCCTCTAGTAGGGGTTCCTTACAAAGTATAGGCAATACCAATACATACTATAGATATGTATCGGAAGAGCTTCTAACGGCATCTAAGAAGCTTATAAACTCTAATGGTAAAGTAGGGGTTGCTATTGTATCAGCTGCACAACTCAATAGAAATGGTTACGGAAATGTAGATGCTGGTATGCAAGATATTAGTGAAGCTATTTCTATTATGCAAACGGCTAATAATAGTATTTTCTTAATCACCAATGAAGAGATGAAAAAGCAGGGTATTATGTTATGGAAATGGGTAAAAAATAGAAATAGGGGTAAACTAGAAACACTTACCGTCAATATAGATTACCCAAGGATGACATTTAGTGATTTTGACCAACAGAAATTATCAAGTGGTCAACAAGACAACTTAAAAAATGTAATTAATAACGATGATTTTAGTATGGAAAATGACATAGACACAAGCGCACTTAAGTTTTAAGCTATATATTATGTGATTTGTGGTAAACTTCACGACCAAAAACAAAAAAAGGAATATGATGATCACAAGTTGTAGTTATGAAAAAGATTATGAAACGGAACCTAGAAATGGGTATGGTTTAATTGGTGTACTAGACAAAGACGATGATATTATGTACATTATTGTCGAGGAAGAAACAGAACTACGATACACGGGTCTTTCTGTAATCAATAGACTACGTGAAGACCGTAACGCTTTTATAGGGAGTATTCATCAACTACAATCATACTTTATGATTAAGTCTTTTTTTGATGATAAGATTGTGTTTAGTGAATACCATGAGGATGTTACCAAAAATGTAGACAACAAAAATACTATTAAATTTGTAGACTTCCATAACTTTATCATGGAAAATACAGATATTATTAATATATACATTTATGACAATAAGAAAAACCTACTTATTGTAAAACCGGAAGGTTGTGATATGATAGAGCTTAACTACAAAAGCAAAAGTGATATCAAAAAATACTTTAAAGAAAATAGCATTAATGTTGATAGATACGGTCTTGTATGATACAATTTGAAAATATAGTGGATGGGAAGACACCGGTTATACGATACTATGATACAAAAAAAGGGGAAAGTTTTTATAGACCTATAACATACAAACCAAAGTTGTATGTGAAGTCACCAAACCCAAATGCTAAGTATAGATACATTCTTGACCAAAGCATCATGTTAGATGAGAAAACCTTTGATTCGGTAAAAGAGTCAAATGACTATAAAAAACAATTTGCTTCTATGGATAATAAACCATTTTACGGTGAGACCAAACCAAAGTACCAGTTTATTAGAGACCACTTCTATTTCAAAGAAGAGGGTTTCCACAATGACCTTAATATTTGGTACATAGATATTGAAACAGAAATCAAGGGTGCATTCGAGAGCCCTTATCTAGCTAGAAACCCTATAACTCTAATACAATATTATGACAACCACGAAAATATATATTATGTTTATAGCTTTAAAGAAGAGTATGAGAACAAAGACCTAGAAAAAGAATTAAATGCTGTAATATCACATATGTGTTTCAAGGATGAAGTTACAATGTTGTTACAATTTGCGGATGATATCAAAGAGAAGAATCCTGCGGCAATGGTTGCATGGAATGGTGAAAAGTACGATTATCCTTATCTTTATAATAGATATGAGCGTTTAAAGTTAGGGGCTAAGAGATTATCACCTATTGGTATGGTCAATAAAAAAGAACTAAGAGATTACTCTCCTAAAATGGTAGATGGTGAGGTCGTTAAAGAATACACATATAGATTTGAAGGGATTTATCTACTAGACTTAATGGTTATGTATAAGAAGTTTACATTTGTAACACAGACCTCTTATTCACTTAGCAACATTGCTAAAGTAGAACTAGGTGATGATAAAGTAAATTACGAGGAATTTGACAATTTACAAGAAGTGTACGATAAAGATTATAAGACATTTGTTGATTATGGCATTAAAGATGTAGAGTTGATAAAAGAGATAGATGCTAAACATTCACTTAGTTCACTTATGATTATGATTGCTTTTAAGATGGGGATTCCTATGGATGAAGCATTAGGTACTGTTACACCATGGGGTATATACGTAATCAATACGGCTTATTCTAAAGGGATGATTTGTCCTAATGATGGTGGAAATAAAGTTACGTTATCAAGCGAAGAGATGATGGAACAATTTATTAAACATGAACAAATGGATATTAT